GTTGAACTATCTCGGGGCGCTCTGCGGCGAATACACGCCGCAAGGGGTGACGACCGTCATCACCGCGATGGCGAACGGTACCGGCAACCCGGACATCACCGACGGCCTCGCGAACCTCTCCGATCAGACTTACGACTTCATCGTCAGCCCCTACAGCGACGCCGCCAACCTCGACGCGATGCAAGTCTTTCTGTCGGATTATCAAGGCCGCTGGTCGTGGGAGCAGATGCTCTATGGCGGGTGCTTCACCGCGTACCGCGGGACCCTCGGCCAACTGACCGCGTTCGGGAACTCGCGCAACGATCAGCACATGGCGGTGATGGGCTTTGGCGACAGCCCCGATCCCTCATGGGTCTGGGCGGCGCAGATCGGGGGCTTTTGCGCGTCGAGCCTGCGCGTCGATCCGGGCCTGCCGCTGCAATACATCACGACGTCGCTCAAAGCACCGCCGGTCGCGAGCCGCCTCGATATCGGCGAGCGCAACACCCTGCTTTACGACGGCATCTCGACCTTCCGGGTCAACGATGCCGGACAGGTCATCATCGAGCGGATGTGCACGACCTATCAGCAGAACGCCGCCGGCGCGCCCGATAACTCCTACCTCGACGTTGAAACGATGTATGGGCTCATGTTTGTGGCGCGCGACCTCGCCAACTACCTGTTGACGCGCTACGCCCGCAAAAAGCTCGTCAGCAACGCGACGCCGGTCTTGCCCGGCTCGAATTGCGTCACGCCGGCGATGATCCAAGCCTCGACCGTCGCCGAATACAAGGTGCTCGAAGCGAACGGCTACGTGCAAAACTCCGCGACCTTCGCCGCGAACATCGTCACCGAGGACGCGGGGAACGGGCTGGTGAAAATCCTCGCCCCTGTCGATCTGGTCAACCAACTGCGCCAGATCGCGATCTTGCTGCAATTCCGTAAGTCGTAAGAGGAGCCCCCGCGATGGCGAACTGTGAACGTCTCGCCGGCATCACCGGCGTTTCGATCGACGGCACGTCCTACATGGTCGTGTCGGATGTCACTTGGTCACCTTCCAAGTGGAAGCGCGAGACCCTGGTCGGGCTCGATAGCGTGCACGGGTTCTCCGAAGTGCCGATCCAGGGCTACATCGAAGCGACCTTGCGCGATAGCGGCGCGATCATGGTCGGCGACTTTAACGACATGCGATGCGTCGAAGTCCAAGTGCAATTGGCAAACGGCAAGATCGTCGCCGGCGCCAATATGTGGAACACCTCCGCGCTCGAGGTGCGCGCCGCCGAGGGGACGTTTCAGGTCCGTTTTGACGGCGTCGACGTGAGCGAACAGGCCGCGCAGCAATGAGCGGTCCTTTCCCGCAAGCGGTCGCGATGACCGGCCGCGGCGGTAATGTCGCCGTCGATGATGCCGATCTGCCGCGCGTCCTCGACATCGAAATCGACCCGCCGATCGACTGGAACGGCAAGACCTATTCGACCTTGCACCTTGAGGAACCGACCGGCCGGATGATCGAAAAAGCCGAGCAGGAATTGAGCGGTGGCGCCAGTTTCGCCGCGCTGCGCAAATATCAATTCGCGCTCGTCAGCAACGCGGGAAACACGCCGCGCGCCGTCGTCGAGCAAATGCGGATCAGCCAGATTCAACAGGCCGCGGATTTTTTAGGGAGCTTTATGCCCGGTGGCCTGGGAACTGGCGCGACCTGATCGCCGACCTCGCCTATTTCTGGCACTGGTCGCCGACCGACGCCTGGGCTCTGACCGGGACCGAGCTTTTGTGGTGGCTCGATCAGGCCAATCGGATCATCGCCCGCCAAAACGCCGCCATGCAGCAGGACGACTAAGTGGCCGGGTATAGCGTCACCTATACCGTCATCGATCAGGCTACGGCGCAGATCAACGCCATCAACCGGCGTATTCAGCAACTCCGCGCGCCGCTCGAAGCGCAGGCCAAGGCGATGACAAAATTTGTCAACGTCTCGGGCCTAAAGGCGATGTCGGATGGGTTCAAGGGCATCGCCGAGAGCGCGACCTCCGCGGTCCGCGCGGTCGGCGCCTTGACGCCGGCGATGGGCGCCCTCACCGGGGGCTCGATCGTCTACGGCCTCGCCAAACTGACCACCGATTTTGCCAACTGGAACCGGCAACTTGAAACGACCGCGTCGTTGCTCGATTCGACACCGCAAAAGCTGAGCGGGGTCGAGCAGGCCGCGCGCTCGATCGGTGTTGCCGCGAAGACCGCGGAGGACGCGCTCGAAGGGCTGCGCCGCGCCCAATACGAAGCCACGCTCGGGCTCAACCCGCAGGCGGCAGCGCAATTCGCCCGGATGAATGTCCCGCTGGTCGACGCCAACAAGAATTTCCGCGACGTGCTCGACGTGCAAGGCGACGTGCTGCGGTATTTCGACAAGCTTCCGGTGGGCCTCGACCGTGCCGCCGCTGCGGCCCGCCTGCTGTCGCCGGCGCTCGCCGAGATTTACAACGAGTTCAAAGCCTCGGGTCTGACGGTCGATCAATACCTCGACCGCCAACGACGGATGCAAACCCTCTCAGAGCAGAACCGCCAGAATTTCGAGCACTACCGCGAGGCGATCGACGGGCTCAATTCGGCATTTTACGATCTTGGCGTGAAGGTCGCGGGCTCCCTGGCGCCGGCGCTAACCCCGCTCATCCAACAACTGACCACCTGGGTCGAGGCCCACCAGCCCGAGCTTATCGCTGGGATGCAAACCTTTGTGCGCGGTATGGTCACCGGCTTTACATGGATCGGCAGTCACCTCGACACGATCAAAACCACCGCGGAGGTTATCGCGGTGCTTTGGGGGGTGAAATGGGTCGCCTCGATCGTGCAAGCCGGTGTCGCGCTGTCGGCGTTCGTGGGGAGCCCGGCCTTTGTCGCGCTCGCCTCGCTTGCCGCCACGATCTACGCGATTAAGACGCTAGGAGCGCAGGGCACGGGCAAAGAGGGGTCGTGGACCGCGCCCAATAGCCCGAACCGCTTCGCCGATCCATCGATGCCGTTTGGCGCGCCAGCCCCGGAGGCGCTGTTGCCGCCCGCCGCGGCGACGCCGACGCCCGCACCAACCCCGGCGCCCGCGACGCCCGCACCAACGGCGCCCGCGACGCCCGGACCGAGCAGCGCGACCGGAACCGAGGGCGGGGCGCCTGCCGCGTTCAAACAGGCGATCGAGAACATCGAGAGCCCCGGCGGCAAATACAACAACGAACCGCAGCCCGGTCACTCGGCGACGGGTCCGCGGCAGATGATGCCCGACACCTTCGCCGCCAACGCGCTACCCGGCGAGCGGATCGACAACCCGGCGGACAATCGCCGCGTGTCCGACCGCCTGATCGACTCGCTTTGGAAAAAGTACAACGGCGATCCGCAAAAGGTCGCCTATGCCTACGCCAACGGTTCGCTGTCATCGCCCGATCGCAACCCCGGCTATGTGCCGAAGCTGATGGGCGAATATCAGAAACAACAGACGCTTTTGCCGGGGCCGGACGGCGTCGCGCCAAGACCGCCAAACACCCCGGGCGGGGGTGGCGCCGCGCCGATCGTCGATCAGATGGTCGCGCTCGCCGGTAGCCGCGGAAAGGACGTGCGCGAGTTCCTGCGCGATCCGCACGGCAAGATCGCCCGCGATCCCGACCTCGGCCTGTGGTGCGCCGAATTCACCAACGCCTATTTGCAGCATGTCGGCGTGCCGGGGACCGGGAGTCTGATGGCGCGGTCCTTTGCCGATTGGGGGCATCAGGTCGCGCTCGATCAGGTGCAGAAAGGCGACGTGCTGCTGAATAAGAACCTTGAACACGTCGGCGTCGCGACCGGGCGCACCCGGATGAATAACGGCAATCTCGAGGTCGAGGAGATATCGTCGAACTCGATCGGTCCCGGCGGTGAACTGCTCAACATCCCCGGCACCCGCTGGCGCAGCGATGTCAACGCGCGCCGATCGGATGAACTCGCCAAGCTGCAAGCGCGCGGGCCGCACGGTGTCATGGCTTCGGGCTCCCCGGCATCGGGCAGCGTCGATGTCACGGTGACGCACAAAAACGCGCCGTCGGGCGTCGAGGTCACCTCGACCGCGAGCGGGTCGGGGCTCAAGGTCGGCGCGCCCCGCGTCGAGCATCAGCAGTTCGGTCAGATTTGAGCGCCGCACCGCCGATCAACCCGATCGGGACCGTCTCGCAATCGCCGATCGACACGTCCGCCGCGTCCTGGCTTGGCGGCACGTGGTGGCAACAGCTTCAACCGGGGTCCTGGCGCGGTCTTCCCTTTGTGATGGATACGACGCCGACCAAGGCCGGGCGCCGGGTTGCGGTCCACGAGTACCCTTATCGCGACACGGTGTGGCCGGAAGACCTCGGCAAGCTGCCGCGGCGCTATCAGGTCGCCGCGTTTCTCGTCGGCGATGATTGCTACCAGCAGAAGGCCGCGATGATCGCCGCCTGCGAACAGGCCGGCGCCGGAACGCTGGTGCATCCGATCCTCGGCTCGCTGCAGGTCGTGCTGATCGACTTCACCACGACCGACCGCCGCGATCGCGGGCGCTATGTCGAGGTCGAATTCGATTTTATCGACGCCGGCGCAACCTTGCTGCCCTCGACCACGATGGCGACCGGGCAAGGAGTCGCCAACGCCGCGAGCGCGCTCAACAACGCGTCGGCCGTGTCGCTGTCGAACAGCCTCGCCGGTCTGTCGCCGGTGCCGACCGCGCCGACGCAGTTCATCAACAACTTTGCCAATCTCGCGGTGAATGCCGTCAACGATCCGGCCCGCGCGTTGAGCGCCGTCGTCGGCCTGCCCGGTCTTTACGGTCGCTATGCCACCGGACGGCTGTCGACGCTGCAACCCGCCGGCACGACCGTTGCCGACGCCCTCTTGACCAGCATCAACACGCGTCAAGCCGTGCTCGACGCGGCAAACGGGCTAATCGCCGCGGCGGGGGGCTTGTAGGGGGCATGAGCGCCGCGAGTGATGCCTTTGCCGCCGCCGGGGTTACCCTGACCACCGCGCTCGCGGAGGCGACCACTGATCCGGCCGACGCGATCCGCTTGCTCTTGCCGCTCTGTACGATCGAGCCCGTCGAGACCTTCGGTTCGGGACCGCTCGCTCATACGATCCTGCAATGGCGCACCGCGCTCGCCTCAAATCTGCATTGCGCCGCGCTCGCCGCGCTCGCGACCGCGTCCGCCGCCTATCAGCCGGTGAGCTATCAGGACGCGCTATCGCTGCGCTCGACCGTCTGCGCCGCGATCGATGCCGAGGCGACAATCGCCGCCGACGCCGGGGACGATGCGACCTATCAGGCGTTGCGGGCCTTGCGCGCTGCCGTCGCGCTCGATCTTTCGATGCGTGGCGCGAATCTGCCGGTGCTCGTCGAGGTGACGACCCAGGTTTCGATGCCGTCGCTCGTCGAAGCCTTCGCGCTCTATCAGGACACCAGCCGCGAGCCCGCGCTCGTCGCCTCGGCCGACCCGCCGCATCCGCTGTTCCTGCCGCTGTCGTTTCCGGCGCTGTCGCGATGACCGACACGATCGACCTCCCCGACGTCAACGTGACCGCCAAGGCGCCGACGCCGACCGCGGACCCGGTCCCCGCCGCCAACAACCCGACCGCCTCGACGACCTATCAGCCGCAATCGCCGGTGGGGGGCGACGACCTCACCCTGACGATCGGCAACATGAGTTGGTCCGGCTGGCAGCGCGTGCAGCTTATGCGGTCGATGGACACGATCCCGGCAAACTTCGCGATCGAACTCACCGAGAAATACCCCAACGCCGCGGATATCGACATCAAGCCGGGGGCCGCCTGCACCGTGAAACTCGGCGGGGACCTCGTGCTGACCGGATGGATCGACCGTTACGAGGCGTCGATCAGCGCCACCGAGCATAGCGTGCACGTCAGCGGGCGCAGCCTGACCGCGGACCTCGTCGACTGTGCCGCCTTTGTTGGCGATCAGGCGCCGGACAAAGAGCAATATTCGCTGAGCGGCACGACGACCTCGATCATCACCCAACTGGCGAAGGCTTACGGGATCAAGGTCACCTCGCAGGCCGGCGACGGGCCGACCGTGCCGAATTTCAATATCAACCTCGGCGAGACCTCGTGGGAGATTATCGACCGCCTCACCAAAATCGCGCAGATGGTCGCTTACGACATGCCGGATGGATCGCTCATGCTGGCCCAAGCCGGAAACGAGGCGATGGCGTCCGGCTTCGTGCAGGGCGTCAACGTCGAGCGCGCCGACGTCGCTTTTACGATGGATCAGCGGTTCTCGGTCTATGAGGGTTTCGGGACCTCGACCGCGATCATGATGGCGGGGAGCGGCGGAACGCAGCCGCCCTCGGCGATCGCCAAGGACCCCGACGTGCCGCGTTTCCGCAAACGCATCATCGTCTCGCAACAGGTCGACGCCAGCGGATCGCTACTGCCAAAACAGGTCAATTGGGAGGCCGCCCGTCGCGCCGGCCGCAGCCTCGCCGTCACCGTGCTGTGCGATAGCTGGCGCGACACCTCAAATAATCTCTGGGCGCCCAATCACCTCGCGCCGGTCTCGATCGCCGCGGTCAAAATCCCGAGCGTGTCGTGGGTCATCGGCCAAGTGACCTACATCAAAAACGAGCAGGGCCGTCATGCGCTGCTGCTGTTGATGCCGGCGACCGCGTTCCTGCCCGAACCGCTTTCGGCGCTCGGCGCCTATCCGATGGCCGCGGATGCCGGGATCGGCGCCAACAACCCGACCGCGCCGGCGCCCGCCGACAACCCGACCGGGACGCCCTCGACCTCGACCGGAACCGGGACCAAGGTCGGGGGCGGCTGATGCAGGAGCTACAAAGCCAAATCGACCGGCTGACCCGCCGAATCCTGATGATGGTCACGCCGGTTCGCATCACCACCACCGACGACACCGGGCTGATCCACACGGCCCAGGTCGGCGTGTCGAACACCCCGGAAATTCTCGATAAGGTCCCCGTCGCGCATTATTACGGGTTCCACGCGAACGTGCCGCCGGACACCGACGCGATCGCGATCTTTGGGTTTGGCAACCGCGCTAATCCGATGATCGTCGGCCACAACAACACGCAATATCGACCGAAAAACTACAAAGCCGGCGAGGTCTCGCTCTACAGCATGTGGGGCGACTCGGTGAAACTCGGCGAGAACAACACCCACACGGTCACGACCAAAACGAGCCAGATCACCGGGTCCGATACCGCGACGATGACCGGGACCAATCAGGCGGTGGTCAAATCGAATACGCTCATCACGATCGACGCGCCGACCGTGCATGTGACCGGGCGCATTCAAAATCCCCTCGTCGACGCGCTCGAAGCGCGGATCGCCGAACTCGAAACCCGCCTGCGAGCCGTCGAGGCCCGTAGTGGCTGACGACGATGGCGCCTGTTGGATCGAGGATGACGGGCTTTGGGTGCCAGAAGCCCCGGACCCGCTGCCGCCGGCCAATTGCCAGGGCGATATCTACATCCTGTGGGACAACACGCAGGCGCAAGGCGATTGGGTGCTCGCCGACGGCGATCTGCAAACCGGCCAGGACCTCGAAACCGCGTGCCTCGTCAGCCTGTTTTCCGACGCGCTCGCGACGCCCGATTTTGTGCCGACCGACGGCACCACCGATCGCCGCGGCTGGTGGGCCGACTATTACGCGACCTCGCCGCTCGGTTCGAACCTGTGGCAACTCGATCGCGCCAAGGCGACCCGCGGCAATCTCGGGCTCGCGCAAAGAACCGCACAAAACTGCCTGCAATGGCTGATCGATGACGGGCTCGCCTCGACGATCCTCGTCAACACGCAATGGATCACCTCGACCATGATGGGCATCGCGATCGCCATCACCAAACCGGACGGCACCGAAACCCGGTTCATGTTCGGTTGGGCCTGGGACAACCTCGCCGCGCTCCGCTCGCCGGTCCGCATGATCGCGCCCTTCGGCTGATATGCCCTATCCCCGCCCGTCACTCACCGCGCTGCGCAATCAGTCGGTTCAAGACATCACGACCGCCGGCGTGCCCGGTCTCACCGGGCTGTTGCGGAACGCGGTCCTGCGCGTGCTCGCCTGGGTCATGGCCGGGCTCGCCTATTCGGTCTACGGCTACGCCGATTGGATCGCGCGCATGGGCGTGCCGTTCACCTCTCAGGACGAGTACCTATACGCCTGGGCCGCGCTGATCGGGATCTATCCCGAATCGGCGACCGCGAGCACCGGGACCGCGCAATTCCTCGGCAACCCCGGCTTGCCGATCCCGGTCGGGACCGCGCTCACCCGCGAGGACGGCACCCCTTATCAGACCACCGCC